AGGATACTACCAGCTAATTGATTGAATGTTTCTACAGGACTTGTGATTGCATCTGTGATTCCGCTGGCTGCAGCTGCGGCCGCTGACTTGGCTGCACCAATAAGTTTATTCGTTACTTCATTAAATGTGGCGGGTTTTATTTCGCTAATTGTAAACTGAACATAATGACCTCTGGTTGCAGATTGTAAATCTCGTGGATACTGTAAATCGGTTCGACCAAATGCATTTTGATAAAGAGAACCAAGAGGTCCGTTAACCACTGCACCAGGTATTGATACACCGCCAATGGATGTTGGTATTGAAATGATAGCCATTAGGTTGTCCTAAAAGAGAGATACATAATACTATATTTATGGCATATTCTGGACGATTTACACCTTCTAACCCCCAAAAATACATTGGGGACTACAAGAATATCATCTACCGCTCATCATGGGAAGCAAAGGTGATGAACTGGCTCGACAAAAATTCAGAGATTATCTCGTGGGCATCTGAAGAACTCACGATACCCTATAAGTCACCTGTTGATGGCCAATGGCACCGATACTTTCCTGATTTTCTGGTGAAGATGCGAACACGAGATGGTTTACTCAAAACAATGGTACTTGAAGTTAAACCTAAACGACAGGCACAACCACCAGAACCACGCAAACGAATCACTAAGCAGTATATCAATGAAGTAACTACATGGGGAGTTAATCAATCCAAATGGAAAGCCGCCACCGAGTTTTGTTTAGACCGTGGTTGGGAGTTCAAAGTTCTCACGGAAGACCATCTTGGACTGTAACTAAATAGTAGATGGCATCGAAACTTACACAATTAGCACGACAAAAGACTGCTTCGGAACTTCAAACGATGGGCCGAGATGCTTATCGTTGGTTGACCAAGAAGATAAGTTCACTTAGTAACTCTACAGGTATTGCTTCTACGATTGCACGAGAAGATAGAGGTAATCACTTTTATAATGGTGGTTTATATTTCTTTTATTATGATCCAAAAACAAAAGCAGATTTACCATATTATGACCGATTCCCATTGGTATTGGTATTAAACATTGAAGCAGATGGTTTTACTGGTCTAAACCTACATTATTTACCAATTCAGTATCGAGTCGCCTTTTTGGATAAATTGATGGATTTTGCGGTGGTTGACGGCAATAAAGACATACAGCGTATGAATGTCACCTATGACATATTGAACGCCTCCAGACGGTTTAAAGAGTTTAAACCATGCTTCAAAAAGTATCTGATGAGCCATGTTCAGTCAAAAATACTTGCCGTGCAGCCAAATGAATGGGACGTTGCGGCATTCTTGCCAATTCAACAGTTTAGGAAAGCTGCACCGGCCAAAGTGTGGCAAGAATCACTAGAACAGATACGATAAGGAAACAAAATGGCTGGTAACATTAGCGACTTCAAAGCAAGTTTTAGAAAAGACCTAGCACGACCAAATAGATTTGATGTCAGTATTCCTGTTCCATTAACTTTGATACCTTATGTCAATAATGCAAAGAGTTTAACTTACCGGTGTGAGAGTGCTAATTTACCTGGTCGGTCACTAGCAACCACAGAACAAAAGATTGGTTCAAATCCTGTTGAAAAATATCCTTATCTTACAACATTTAATGATATGCAGTTAACATTTATGGTTGATGATGACATGAGCCAAAAGGTATTTTTTGACGCTTGGTTAAACTTTATCAATCCACAATATAATTACAATTTTAGATACAAAGGTGATTATGCAACAGCTATTACTGTAAATCAATATGATGTTACAAATCAAATATCATATTCTTGTAATTTATATGATGCTTATCCTATTTCTATTGAAGCTTTAGATTTAGATTGGGCAACCGATGGATACCACAAACTAAGAGTTACATTTGCATACACATACTGGCAGAACAATTCGTTGCAGGCTTATGGTATGCAACTGGTTGATGCTGGTCTTGCATTTGTTTCTGATGCAATTGGTGGTTTAGGTGGTAATGCGGTTGGTGCTTTAGGTCAGTCTGGTAATTTTTTACCAAATGCTTTAGCTGGTGGAAACACACAAGAACTAGAGATAAGTGCTTTAGATTTAATAAGTCAAAGAGATGCAAACAACATAGTATAAAAAAATAATTTTAATTTATTATAGGAGTTAATTATGGCTTTACCAAAAATTGATGTGCCGACATATGAAATTGAGTTGCCGGTTTCAAAAACTAAAATTAAATATAGACCATTTCTTGTAAAAGAACAACGAAATCTATTAATGGCCATTGAATCGTCTGAATCAACCACCATTCAACAAAACATTAAAGATATTCTTTATAATTGCACTCTTACAGAAGGTGTAAATATAGAGAAATTGCCTATCATTGATGTTGAATATTACTTCGTCAATCTTCGTGCCAAATCAGTTGGTGAGATAGTTGAATCACGGTATCGTTGTAATAATGTGGTTGATGATGTTGAATGTGGTAATATTATGGAGAAAGAAGTTGATTTAACTCAAATTCAGGTACAAATGAATGAAGATGTTTCGGCTGAGATTAAACTTACATCAAACATTTCAATTAAGTTAAAGTATCCAGAGTTTGGTATTGTTAAAGATTCTTTGCAATATGAAAATATTAATGATGTCACCTTTCATATGATCGCACAGAGTATTGAATATATTTATGATGGTGAACAATTTTACTACGCAACTGAATCAACACCAGAAGAATTAATGGAGTTTGTTGAAGGTTTAAACCAAGAACAATTTGGTAAGATTGAAAATTTCTTTAATAATCTACCAAAATTAAAAGAAACATTGGATATTAAATGTAGTAAATGTGGTTTCGAACATAAAATTGAAGTAGAAGGACTTGAAAGTTTTTTCGTTTAATATTTCGTCATGACAATTTAAAGAATTACTATAAGACAAACTTTGCATTGATACATCACCATAAGTATAGTTTGTCAGAGCTTGAAAATATGATGCCTTGGGAACGGGACATTTACGTTTCTATGTTGATTGCGTATATTGAAGAAGAAAACCAAAAGATACGGGAAAGACAAAGAAAATAGTAAATGGAATACGGCAAAGCTGAAGGCATACGAAAAAAAGGACTTGCAGGCCTCATCACCAACAATTTGGTTGAAGGTCAAGGCATTGGTTCGTCTTTTGGTTCCGCCATATCCGATAGAACCAAAGCCACATTCACTGGCATTCAAGAAAAGTTCGACCCACTCAATATTGCCAAGAAACTTACTGGCGGTTCTAATCTAGCACCAGCACTTCTCGGCCGTTTAATGGGTCGTAAACAATCCACAATAGAACATTTTGCCAAACCAAGAAAAAGACCTTCTGCACGAGGAGTTAATTTTGAAACTGGTGGTGCATTAGAAGAAGGCGGTGAATCAACTAAAGTGTTGGGAATGATTTATGAAGAATTAAAAATGGCTGAAGAAACCAGAAAGTCATTGGCCAAAGCCAGAAAAAAAGAAGATGAATCAAATGAAGAAAGAGAAATACAAAAAAATAAAGCTATCATTGCAGCTTTGACGGGTAGAAAGAAAAAAGAAGAAGAAGATAAAAAGAAAAGAAAAAAGAAAGAAGAAGTAAAAGAAAAACCTGCTGCACCATCAAAACCTACGGCACCTTCAGGTAAAGGCAAAGCACCTACTAAAGAAGCACCAAAGCCACCTACTAAAGAAGCACCAAAGCCACCTACTAAAGAAGCACCAAAGCCACCTACTAAAGAAGCACCAAAGCCACCTACTAAAGAAGCACCAAAGCCACCAGCTAAGCCAGTAGAAAAACCAACAGCTGCGCCTGCACCTAAACCAGAGGTTAAACCACCAACTGCGGCGCCAGCGCCAACAGTTAAACCACCAACAGCAGCAAAACTTCCTGGAAAAGAAGGTGTGATTGCAGCTGGAAAAGGAGTAATAGGAGTATTAACAGCAGCTTTAACGTCAGCAGGCATAACAAATGCTTATGCACAAAAAGCAATTTTAGCCAACGTTGGTAAAGAAACAGGATTTAAACCTAGAAATGAAGATTTAAAAGCGTATGCAAACACTTCAAATAAAAGAATACGAGAAGTATTTACTACTAGAGCTGCAAAATATACTGATGAAGAATTAAACCAAATTAAAAAAGACGAATATAAATTTGCTGAAATGGTGTATGGAAAAGATACGGCTATTGGCCAATCAATGGGCAACACACAAGAAGGTGATGGTTTTAAATATCGTGGCCGCGGTGCAATTCAATTAACTGGTAAAAACAATTACAAAGCATACTCAAAGATTGTAGGACAAGACCTTGTATCTAATCCTGAATTAGTTAATCAACCAGATATTGATTATAAAGTAGTGGCCGAATTTGTAAAAAAGGGAACTAATGGAAAATTAGATTTTCAATCTCAATCCGAAGCAAACAGAGCGGTTACTCAAGCAATTGGTGGAAAAAAATTAAATTTGGATGAAGGCATTGGTGCTAAGATATTACAGACAGTAAATGAATATTCAACCGCTTTAGATAATGTTTCAAATGCAGGATCACAAATAGACCAATCATCAAAAGAAAATAAAGATTTAAAACGGACTGAATCTGATAAAAATGCAAACATTGTAAATACCACCAATGTTAATCAAACAAATAATACACAACAACCAAGTAAGAAACAAAAAGAGAATGACAGGCCAGCAATTCTTGAAAAGAGTAAAGGTTAAAAATGGACTACGAACAAGCCGATAGAATAAGAAAAAAAACACTATCAGATAGAATTGCTGAGAAAATGGTTGGCGGAGAGTCTTTTGGTAAATCCATTTCTAAATCTGTTTCAGAAGGTGGTAAAGCTAGAATGACAAACTTGAAGAAGAAGTTTGATCCAATGAACATTGCCAAGTTTATGACTGGTGGTTCAAATTTGGCTCCTGCTATTGTTGGTAGATTGATGGGTAGAAGTGAAAAGAATATGAAATATTTTACCGGTAAGCAAGGTAAAATGGACACAGCATCAAAGATAAAACCCACTAATGAAGGTGGGGAAGGTATGTTAGAGATGCTCAATGAGATTTATCTTTTGTTGGAAGATTCTCGGCGTTCACTTGAAAATCTATCACCCACAGAAGAAGAAATATTTGAAAGAGAATTGAGAGCTAGACAACGCCATAAAGAATTAATGGATGCTTTAGGTTATAAATCAACAAAAGAAGAAACAGCAACAAAGAAAGAAGAACCAGGTAGTTCAATACTTGATGATATATTGGCCATGTTTGGTTTAAAAGACCTTGGTAAATTAGCAATTAAAGGATTAGGTAGCCTAGCATCAGCCGCTGTTACTGGTGTTGGTGGAGTTTTATTAGGTGGTGCAGCTGCAGCTGGTATTGCTTATTTCATGTATAAAGTTTTGACTGATGAATCCAGTTACGATAAAGATCCAAACTCACCTTTTAATTTGGCCTTAAAACAAGCAGAAGATATTGGAGGTCTTGCTGGTGCCAAAGATGAGGAAGACCGTATTAGAAAACTTCCAGAATATGAAAAAACAAAAGCTGAAATTGCTAATTATGAGAAAAACTACAATGAAGGTGATAAATTAAATGATGCACAATTAAAAGGATATGCAGAGCGAGGTCCAGAAGCTGCACGAGCAGTTCAAGATTATAAAATTGAAAGAGATAAGTTACTTGGCAAACCTGCCACAGTACCAGCGACAGCAACACCAGAATCCAATTCAGGACCCACAGCGACACCAACGGCTTCAGCAGAATCTTCCGACACGGCCACACCAATGCCTGCGGCGCCTGCATCAGCAGCCGTAATGCCAGCAACTAATGAAAATTTAGAAATGAATTTACCAAAGGATTCAACTTTGGCTGGTGAAACAATCAATACAACAAATATCAATACACAAAATCAACCATCTGAGCAAAGTGTCACCGAGATTCCTTCGGTAAGGAATATGGAAGAAACATTCCAAAGAATGATATTATACAGTACCAGAGTTGTATAATAACCAATAAAAAACCCACCATAAAGGTGGGTTTCTTTTAAGAAAGAAAAAATTACTTCTTCTTTTCGTCTTTCTTAACTTCTTTCTTAACTTCTGCTTTTGGAGCTTCTTTCTTTGGCTCTTCTTTCTTAGGAGCTTGAGCAAAGGCGGTTACTGCAAATGCAGCTGCGAGTAGAGAAACTATGTATTTCATTTTACTTCCTTTCAATCAAAGTTAAAAAATCACAAACAACTCATCATTAATCTTCTTCAGCGAGTTTGCTGAAATAAGCCATATCATCATCTTCAGAATTATCTTTGAATGGAGAATCATTAGATTTAGTTTTGGCGTCAAAGTTCTTCGCTTTGGTTTGTTCTACAGTTGTCTTTGGTGCTTCACCATTGAGGCCTAGAACTTTATCAAGGCGTTGTTTCAGAACATCATATGACTTGAATTCTTTATCAGAAGTCATTTCAGCCAAAGAAAACTCCGACTTCCAAATCTTTTCTAATTCATCATCATCACTCAACAATGGAGATGATGATTCAAATTCAGACTTGTCATAGTTCTGATAACCTTCAACTTTACGAATCTTTAACTTGAAGTTGGCACCTTTCCACAAATCAAATGGATTGACTGCTGTTTCATCTTCAAACTGAGGATTCATTGCTTCAGTAATCTTATCAAAGATTTTCTTACCAAACTTAAACAATTTAACCTGACCTTCATTCTCAGGATGTTTTGGGTCGGACACAATATAAACATTGGCAATGTAATTTAGTTTACGTTTTTGCTTACGAACAATATCTTTATTTGCTTCGATACCAGAATTCCACAATGAAGAATTGTGTTCACACACAGGACATTGTTGATTCTTGGTAGTCAGACAGTTATCAATCAACCATCCGCCTGCTCCTTGAAATCCATGTGAGAATATTTTGACCCATGGTAATGCATCATCGCCATCTACAGCAGGTGCTGGCAGAAAACGAATCGTAGCCGTGCCG